CGCAAAGACAACGTAGGGTCCGTCGCAAGCTCGGCAGAGATCGCAGATAAATTATTTAATCTGTCTCTCTCGCCTGACGTCCTTTATAACCTCACTCCGTGGAGCTGGGCCCTCGATTGGGTCACTAACACCGGCGACGTACTTGCGTACCTCGGCGATGTTATGGCCCAGGGTCTGGTGATGCAGTACGGTTACTTCATGGAAAATACTATCCATGAGGTTAGGTACTCGTTGAGGGGCGTGGTCTTTCACGACCAGCCTATCAACGTCCCGGACGCGGTTTTGGTCACTGAGACCAAATCTCGTTCGAGAGCTAACCCCTTCGGGTTTGGCGTTACCTGGAATGGCTTGTCTGCCATTCAGGGCGCCATACTCGCTGCGCTCGGCATAAGCCGAACGTAGTTAACACTCCCTAGAATGTTTCTAGGGAGTGCAGGGTTGTGTTTGCCACTGCCCATACACCCCAATTCCGGTTTATAACCGGAGAACGGAGCAATGCCAATGGCGTTTGCAGACCCACAGTCTATCACTATCTCGGGTGTGACGACTCCTCTCCCTCGTGTTTCAACGGGGGCGAATGAGTCGAAGTACGCGAGTAGCGATGGACTGATCGATCTCTCCGCGTCGTCCACTTACGGACGACGGACACGGAGAGTCCTCAGGGTCGACCATTCGAAGATCACCGCGGATCCGTTTATCCCCGCCCAGAACCGTCAAGTTTCCATGTCTTGTTACATGGTATTTGACGTTCCTACGGTAGGGTATACGAATGCCGAGGAGCTAGCTGTGTATACGGGTTTCAAAACCGCATACACCGCTACTTCGGATCTTCTCATCACCAAATTGCTTGGTGGAGAGAGTTAACCTTGTCCCGAGTGATAGAGGATTTAATTATCTCCTTTATCGCGATCTTGACCAGGATAATCCTGGCTAGATCTGCTCGGGCTAGGCTAGGTCGAGAACGGAAGCAAAGGAGTTGAAAAGCCGGTTAAAAGAAAGGGGAGATTTCCCCTGCCCCTTAATCCGGCAGTTCCTTTGACAACGCTCGATTCTAGCTAGATGGGTGATGCTGGTATCCGTAATTGGATATTCAGCCTATCCCATCTAGTGGCAGGGACCGGCTTGCCGGGCTCCTTCGGGAGCTCGGTAAGTCGGTACCACCGATGAGTTGGAGCCTAGTTTCTAGGTTCCCACAATTCGGTTGCCCTGCAATAGATACACGAGCGGTAATTCCGATTAATAACCGGAATTCTTCCACCTGAGTGCAGGCCTCATAGGCTAAGGATAGCTTACCCCCAAACGATTAGTTAGGAGGGGCTATGAAAAGCCTAATGTTGCTCTGGGAAAATGTGGCCAACGAATTGGCCACGTGGTGTAACACTAGCGCCACCATGGACATCAAATATGTCCGTGGGCGGTTGAATTGCGAAGGTGTATCGTTTCTAACGATCACCCTACCTGAATATGGCAAAGGGCTTCAACAAAGCCTAGAGCGTAAACAGGTAGCCCGCAGTTCCTTTCCCGGTTTCTATTGGGGAAGGAGAGGTCTCCCGACATTTTTGTCAGGTTTCCTCGGGCTTGTATTCAACCACGACACTGGTGTGTTGCTGGACGATCCCTCAATTGATGCAATATTCGCCATTAGGCAATTAACATTGCTTTTTGGCAAAATAGAGCTACCTTGTACTCCCGAAAGAGAGTATAAGGCGTTTGAGGGGTATGTCCAGAGTGAGCAGGATGTTAGAGCCTCCTGGAAAACGCTTGACTCTTCTCTAAAAGAAGAGTTTCGGCGTGTCTCCGGGACGCTCTTCGGGACGATGTTCACCCACCTGGATCGTAAGATCCGGGAGGGGAAAGTCATCCCGCGACACGGGCCCGGAAATGTTGCGGAAAAGTACTCTTCTAACGAAAAGTACTTCCGCGCATCCTGGACTCGGCGCCTCGAGGACGTAGCCCCTTCTGGGGACTATGTCGTTCCAAACTCTCTCTTTTGGAGAGACTTGGAAGAGGTGGACATCCTCGAACCCGAAGCAGAGATCCCCGTGAGGGTGGTCTCCGTTCCTAAAACGCTCAAGACACCTAGAATCATAGGAATTGAGCCTACTGCTATGCAGTATGCACAGCAAGGGCTTTTCTCCTTGTTTCTTGACGGTCTTCGAAGGAATTTCATTCTTTCGAAGATGGTTGGTATCGATGACCAAGAGCCTAACCAGCTCATGGCTCGACAAGGTTCCAGAGATGGAACACTGGCGACACTCGATTTGAGTGAAGCCTCCGACCGTGTCTCGAATCAGCATGTACGCCTCCTTGTTGGGAATCACGGTGCCCTTAGGGCATTCGTGGACGCAACTCGGAGTCGAAAGGCTGATATACCTGGTCGTGGCATAATGCCATTGGCCAAGTATGCGTCTATGGGTTCGGCCACGTGCTTTCCCGTCGAGGCGAGTGTATTTCTTACACTCATCTTTATTGGAATTTCACGTGAGCTCAATACACCTGTGGATAGGAATATGATTAAATCATATTCCGATCGGGTGCGCGTCTACGGGGATGATATTATCATTCCTGTAGATTGTGTGAATTCTGTCATTTCCGTACTCGAAGCGTTTGGCTTCGTCGTAAATCGGAACAAATCTTTCTGGACCGGAAGGTTCAGAGAGAGTTGCGGAAAGGAGTATTATGCCCAATGCGATGTTTCTATCGCGAAGGTGCGTAGACTCTTCCCGAAGCACAGAACAGACGCGCGGGAGCTCATCTCGACTGTTTCCCTACGGAACCAACTCTATAAGTTGGGTCTATGGCAGACGGTCAGATGGCTCGATTCGGAGATCACTAAGAAGATTAAATTCTTCCCGGTGGTAGCCGAAACGTCACCCGTGTTGGGTCGCCACTCATTCTTGGGTTATGAAACCCAAAGGATGTGTCCCCATCTACATCGCCCCCTGGTTAGGGGATATGTAGTGAAGGGAAAGCCGCCAGTTGATGAGCTGGATGGCTATGGCGCCCTGGTCAAGTTCCTCATAAAGAGAGGACTCGATCCTCTTGATGCGGGGCATTTGACACGTGCTGGACGTGACTCAACCGTCTACACCAAGTTGAGCTGGAGTGTTCCTTTTTAAAGGACACAACCCTCTTCATCAGAGGGCTGGGAGAT